GGTAAATCTCGTTCCAGCACTGCTCTAACGGCTCAAGGGCAAAGATCAAAGCACACCCCCGCGCTCAAAAACGATGTCGTTCGAGAACCACTTGATTTGCAAACTGTTGGTAGCGATCTTGATCTTCGCGGAAGCGCAGTAGCCAATTCCTCCCGCTGGAGAAGTCCACTTTCGCACAATCTCCGGGCCAGCGCCCCATAGCGAGGTATCCCATATGGCGGCGTCCCAAAGTGAGTTGTTCGCAACGTTGTATGTCGCCGTCCCAATAATGGGGTCGTCTGCAAAATCCACGTCGTAATCTGTCTTGAACGATATATCCCCATTCACGGACAGCACAGGGCGAAACATGGTGAATCGCTTTTGTTGGTTCGGGCTGCTGAAATAATTGAATGCTGTTTTCCCGTATGCCTCTATGTTTGCCCCAATATCGCTTTGTCCGCTCCACGCTTTGTATACCACGCCGCCTTTGACGAAATACAACTCCTTGTTGAAGTTTACGAAGTCCTCGGCATTCCACCCGATGAATCGACACCATGCCTTTGTAATCGTGTTCATCACGTACTGGTAGTGAATCCCATCCTCCGCAACGGGGACATTGATAATCAGCGCAGACCTCTCTGGAAGCAACTCAGCGCACCAACCGAAGTTATCGCCGTACAGTCGCGCAGACTCGTTAAACGTCGGCTCGATCTTGAATGACAGGGCCATTTTGTAATCAATGGTCGCCGACTGAACCGCAGCGCTCATAGGGAAAGCGCCGTTTTCGTTGAGTATCAACAGGTCGCCGCCATATTTCTCGATGCAACGCCTTCCTAGTGGCCTACCTATTACATATCGACCGACCAACGCCCAAGTTGTTGCGGAATTTGGATTCGTTCCGGCATACACCAACGCCTCGCCCTCCGATGTAACGAATACTACGCGGTCATCGGGGCCGTCTCCAGCATCTATAGTCCACGTTTCTCCGGCCATCAAATAGCCGCCCATTGTGGCGACTCCAGACAGGTCGAATTCCGTCAGCGCTCCGCCAGCCGCACCAGCGGTCAAATACCAGAACGATAGCGAGTTGCGCTGTATGAAAAACAGACGCCCCTTAGACGCAAAAACGTGAATGATGTCAGTAGTAGTGAGACCAGTGAGCGCTGGCGTGCTAACAGCGTCAACCGCAGTCCACGTCGAACCATCATAGTAAAGCGGCTTGTCAACACCGTTCACCATGATTAACCAGTTACTTGTGCCGTCGCCAAAGTTGATGTATTGATGCTTTCCGCTAGTGCGCGCCGCAAGAGAAGCGCCAACAGCGCCAGCGGAACTCACGTTATAGGTTCCGCTTTGCGTGGTGCAAAACATCTGGTTTGTGCCGTTGATGTTGTTGTACGTTGCGAGTGTTTTCCCTATCCCCGTCATGCCCGTCGCATGACTTGAATGACCGCCACGCAGTTCACACCAAGCGCCAGCCGGAAACCAGTTGTCCAGCCATACCGCTTCATTGATCTTCATGGCCTGCAAGGCGTCGCGTGAATTCCACCCCGCGACGGGCGCGGGTATGGATTTCGTCTCGGCAATTTGCTGGCGGACGTTGGCGCGGTTGCGCAGCGCTAGTCTCATGGCCCCATCCAGCTACCGGCAGGAACGAATACACCGGGGCGCGGGCCACGATACCCAGTGTTGTCGGCATACACAACGGGTTTGCCACCGTCTCGACCAAGAGCATCCTTTAACTGCATTTCATAGGTGCGGAAGTCCTCCGCGTAGTCAAACCCCTTTTCCTTCTTCCAGCGCCAGCGCAGGCCCATCAACAAAAGTGATTCAGGGATGCAGGTTTCATCGCCGTTTTGCGTGAAGGTGGACTTGTAGATCGTTCCGCCAGAATCGACTATCCAATTCTGGCTTTGATACTCAAAATACCAAGCCAGCCCCGCAGGAGGAACTGGATTCACCAACAACTGATCCTGTCGTATGCGGAAAAGGTATCTCGGCCCGGTGGGAACCAGCGCCTTCATGGCCTGCCATTCCTGATCGTTCAGAGGGCCGCAGATTGGGAGGTTTCGTGACCTGTCCCAAATGGTCTGATTCTTGATCCACCTAAAGCCATCGTCCGCAATGGTGGTTATCAGACCTTGAGATTCAGTTGCAACGGTTGTGTGCGCAGCCTCTCTCTCAAGACATTGCCAAGCTCCACGCAGAGCGCAGTCGTTCCCCTCCTCCTCAAGAAGCGCCTTGATCTGCAATACCTGATCGTCGGTGCTGCCCATGACATCGGGCGGACTGGTAAGACCTGTGCGCTGGCAAAACTGCTGAACAACCGTCAGTAGCGACATGATTACTCCCTCAGTGCGCGCTCAATCGTTTCACGTTTCATCCGGTGGTGCGGCGCTTGGCCGAACTTGCGTTGATACCGATCCCGCAAATCCTCGTCAGGCTCGTCCAGTATATCAGCCGCAGTGATTCCTTCGTCAGCCGGTTCGTCCTCGTGAAAGTCTGCCGGAGCGCGTCCCGCAAACTGCGACTGCATCAATTGCACCTTGGCAGCAAGGTCTGCGTTCCCCGCGAGCGCAACGGCCAGTTTTTGCTCAAGATCGGCCACCTTCATAACCAGCGGGCCGGTGTCCTTGCTTGCCTGCAACGCTAGAATCGCCTTGTTTTTCAGGTCACTTCCACCCATGCCGATACGTTGAATACCTTCGGCATTCAGCGATGCCAAATCCTCCAGCGTGAGGATGCCTCGGTGGATTAGCGTTTCCTGCTGCGCGGGTGAAATCAGCATCCACCCCCGGATTGGAGTCCCGTTCAACGGCAACTCCTGCCCGTTCTTCCAACGCTCATACATCGCCATGTAGTCATCAAGCCACTGTTGAGGGATACGGCCATTCTGCACCTCTCGTTTCAGGTGATCCTTCCACTGCGGAATCTTCCACTTGACTCCGTTACCCCCGCCACCGACCACGGTTACGGTTACGTAGTCCACGTCCATTGCGATGTATTGGCCAGCGGCCATGCTCGCGGCTTTGTTCTCTACCGCCATGCGCTCGAACTTCACATGCGCAGGACGATCTTTCGTTTCACGCATCAGTTCACCGATGTTGCTCATATAGTCTCCTGTAGTTTGTTGGATGACACCTTGCGATGCCATCTAAAAAACCCCCGCCGTAAGGACGGCGGGAGAGTGTTGGTGTCGGCTTATTATTTGCCTTCTACGTTATAGCGCCTTGCACAAATGGCCGCGCCAGAATCCCCATGCCAAAGCCGGTGTAAGTCCCGGTCAAGGTAATGGAGCCTGTCGCGGTTGCGATCTTGTCGCCCACGGTGCCGATTGCCGATCCCATGTAAATCTTGCGCCCATCGGGATCGAGTTTCGCCACCACGGTAGACGCCGGGATGCCGGTGCCCGTCAGCGCCAAGCCAAGGAAAAAGCCATCATACCCTTGGGTGTTTAGCACGTAAGAGCCGGTCACGGTGTCAGCCGTCACGGTCACGGTTGCAGTTGCCGATTTCACGTTGTGCGTGTTCAGCAATTGCTTGCCTGCCGCGTTGGTGCCGCAGATGCCTGCCGCAGTAACGCCGATTGCAGCGTCAGCCGCAACAGTGCTGCCGGTCTTGTAAATAGCAGCGCCTGAGATTTGCAGCCAGCCGAACGTGCCTGATGCCATAGGAGCCATCGCCACGCCGAACGGTTGCCCCAAGTTCGCGGTGTTGGGCGTCAGCGTAGCGAGGAACGTAGGTGCCGTTCCGACGATACACAGACTGCCTTTCAGGATCGCGTCGTTGGATTTGACATACAGGAATTCGCCCCATCCCCAATAGGGATCAACAGCAGTCACCACCAAACCCAACGCGCAACGCTGCGTCGTGTCCGGCGAAAACCAGTCGTTGATGGGTTGAACGCCAGAAGGGCCATTGATTACTGAAAACATTGTGATTCTCCTTTTTACTGTGCTGTGATTGGAAAGTTACGCGATTACAACACCCTGCTGCTTGCGGTTGCTGCAAGTGATGTTCCCCATCCAAAGGATAGGCACTACCACGCCATCCTGATTGACGCTCATCTTTTCTTCCATGATTTCCAAATCTGCGTCTTGGTGTGCTACCAGTTCGAGATAGTTGGTGTTAATCATGTAGATGTGAGCGGACGGGATACCGCTGTTGCCGTCGAAAAGAACATCTGCATTCTTGTATTTCAACGTCACAAAACCGCCGTTCGCGCGCTCGGAACCAGTATAGCGCTTGATGGATGTCTGCGATGCCTCGAAGAATGCGTAGTAG